AGTATTTCTTGGCACGCTTTCACTTACTGGTCGATGTCTAGAGTTGCTGCTGTTATAGTGCATGTAGTAACTTGGAGGACACCACAATGAGTGGAAACCTTAAAAGCCAAGAGAGCTTTATGCTCGCCTTAACCAAAGGTTTGCTCAAAGATTTGGGTCTCCAACACCAGATTCCACCTCGCGAACTTGAAAGGGATTTTAAATACTTTCAAGCACGCACGAAAGCCGAAGGGCTTTCGTTTCTGACTAAAACTCTGCCCGCACTCGCTAAGTCGTTAGACTCAGCGTTGCTGACAGAAACTTTCCTATGTCCTTCCAACTTCAAACGTTGGAAAGGCACGAAGCTCCCGTGCTGTTTGCACTGGTTATTCGAAAGGATTTTTAGTCATGAAGGAGTGCTTCTGGAAAACCCGGATATTGCGTGTATACGTGATGTTCGGCAGGTAGGGTATTTATTTTATAAATACCAGTTGCCGTACCCAGATCGCCTTGTTACGACATCAATAAAGGAGTTTATACGAGACGATAGCAATATCGTCTCGTTAAGTTCCGATGTCGAAACCCAATCCATTATTTATTATGCAAAGGAGATCATAAATGAAATTTTTCAAGATTTCAATTACGAATCTACTGCGCGTCCTAAAAATGGTCCGGGAAGTGTTGCCAATGGCGAAAAACCTTGGCAAAGGTATAGGCCTACCAGGTATTACAAATCCCTGGATAAGGTCTATTCTTATGATCGCATGTTTTATTGCAGCGATCATCACTTATTTGATTGCTGGAACGAATGGTTCAGACTCGACGACGAATCCTACGCTACAGCAAAGCTTATTGCCGTACCAAAGGATAGCCGCGGTCCAAGGCTCATATCTTCAGAGCAATCTGAATTTATGTCCTATCAACAAGCGTTACGACGAGCTGTCGTACCCCATGTTGAAAACCATTCTTACACCAGAGGCAGAGTCTCCTTCACCGATCAATCGATCAATGGGAGACTGGCTCTACAAGCCTCAAGAACTGGAGAACTTGCCACGCTTGACTTAAGCAAGGCAAGTGACCTCTTGTCACTTGATCTCGTAGACGCGCTTTTCGATGAAACTTGTATTTATGATTATCTCATGAATACTCGTTCCAAAGTTACGCGCACGCCACTGGGCAATCAAAAGTTACGCAAATTTGCACCGATGGGATCAGCATTGTGCTTTCCCATTCAGGCCATAACTTACTATGCTTTAATAGTAGGTCGGCTGTGTGCAATTGGCGTAAAACAAGGCGTAGCAGCTCGCATGGTATACGTCTATGGGGATGATATTATCGTTCCCACAAGGTATACCGATGAAGTGATTGATGTCCTTGAGGCCGTTGGTCTCAAGGTCAACATTCACAAGAGCTGTTACACAGGCCGCTTTCGTGAAAGCTGTGGAGTTGACGCTTATGACGGCGTCGACATTACCCCCACAAAACTCAAGAAAGTGTGGTTGACAAAACCTGACGTGCAGACCACCATTTCGTATCTTGCTATTTGCAATGAAATGTTTGCAAATGGCTACTGGCACGCTTCTGATGTTATCAGAAAGTTTATCGATCGTTC